GATCTACCACCATCGTGTCTAGAGATCAATGCAAGGAGTAATGTACTCGATGCTTTACCTAAAAGGGAATTCTGGGAGCTTATATCAAGAGAAGATGACAGAATCAAGACATATGAGTCCGATGTGATGTCTGCAGCATACGCTGTTGCCGTAGATTTAGAGGAATACCAGGAAAAAATGTCTGATCTATACGGTCCTTTCGACAAAAGTCGTTGTTTGACCATGGGTCAACCCAAAGTTTACAACATCAGACGCTGGTTTGACATGCCATGTGCATATCTTAGCAATGTTGAGAAGGGATCTGCCATCCTAGATGAGATTGAGGAGGGTAGAGACGCAACTGACCTGCGTGCCTTTGGTTATTTGCCTTACAAATACTGTGCTTCTAAGGTAAAGGAAGCAGAATTCAATGTAAGTATGGAAATCCAAGGAAAAACTATTGGATCTATGGGTCAAGACTTCATGGATTACCTAGATCAATTCAAAAAACCCAAAATGACACCGCCAAGAAACCCAAAAGCACCAACAGGTGGCAATGGTCGTGACGGTAGTGACTATAGAGTGTGGAAATGTAATAACGGTAGTGTTGATGGACGTTGCTATCGTGATCCTAATGATCAAAATGACATTATCTTTGTGCCTGTGGGTCAAGATGAGAATACTTACGACTATAACCAGAATGGTTACAGTGAATATGAGCAGTTTCAGTTATGGTTAGGTGATAATTTAACCAGTGGAAGTCTCACAACTAATACTCCTACTTGGAGTTGGCAAGAAAACTACCAAACAGACGGAGGAACTACTACAGATCCTAATACTGGAGAAACCACTCAAAATCCTCCAATTAATAATACTGCTAACTTTGGAGCACAAGCGGAATATACTGCATTTGAGGTGGACTGCAATCCAAATCCAGGTGATACAAATGTGCCAAACCATGATTGTTGGGACAAGTATGTGCGTGCCTCTGGTGCCCCCTCAGATGCCCCCCTGGACGTGTTTTGTGGTTATGACGCTAATGGTGACGGATTCGGTGGAGAGCGTTTCTGGGAGATTACAGGACCTGCTATGGGCACTGAAGAAGGAGGTTGGACAACACCAACAGGTCCAACCAATCCATTCTGCTCAGCGTGTACTGGATCTGGTACGTTATTCTCAGGATTCTTAGCATTCTTCTCAAGCTCAGGTGGGCAAGAACCAGCGTGTGGTCTACAATCAGTTAATGATGCATCTATCGCTTGTGACCCAACCAGAATATATACTGACAATGGCGATAAAGTTTTAGTCTTAGGATCATATACAGGAACTATGAGAGTTAGAAATTGGTTGACTGGTGGTGTGCAGGCATTATCAAATGCCATCAATAATCTGGGCAATCCTTACTTCAGTGAATGTGACGTTGACAGAGGATATACTGATGGAACTGGTATTAACGAGGAATTCTAAATGGCATATGGATTTTTAAAACCAGTTGGATCAATTAATGGGTTGCCTTGCTCAGGGCATGGTCTTTGCATACCATCAACTATCCACTCAGTGCAGGTGTGTACCACCCCTCCAGTGCCCTACACCATCCTTATTAAGAATTTTACATGCTGGTGGCCACCAACATCTTTGATCCCTCTTACAGGACTTAATCCAATAAGAGCAACAGTGTTGGTGCAGGGACTACCTATCCTGATTGGTGGGGATGTATTTACACCCCATATTTCAGTTTGTACTAATATTATCATTTACATATGCCCCTGTGGAAAAGGTGTGTGTCCTATCCCAACTCCTATTGCTTGTAGTCTCTTAACAATTGAAGATGCTCCAGGGACAGGACACGCTAGAGTATTAATGCCTACTACACTGACAGTATATGCATTCAAGGTCCCCGTTGGTAGGATTCTAGATCCTCTAGGTGTAGGATTCCCTGGATTCTCTTGGCCTTGCTCCTCAGTGGTTGCATTCGGGCATCCAACTGTGCTATCATCCTAAAGTAATCTACACAAGAGCAATGCCTAAGAGAGCGACGACTGGACTGGTCAAAGATGGTTGGGTACCTGGCAATCCTAAAACCACTCGTCAAGGAAATTCCAAAAACACCAAGCATTCGGCAACATCTAGAAATGCTGCTAGTAAGCGTTATCGTGGACAGGGTAAATGAGACCTGAGACTAGAGAATCTATGGAGATGCTCTTTTCTGCAAAATGGAATGTCCCAAAAGCAGCAAAACATTGCAATCTTACTGAAAAAGAAATGAAAATTACATTCAATGAGTATTGTGCTTTTCATCAACCAACTTGGGTCTGTGAGGAATCAGTTTAATGTCTATAAATAACTTTACCAGTGGAGGACATGAGTAATGGCTAATAGCCCAATCCCAGATCAGAGTAAAGAATTTCTAAACTCTGGAATGAGACTAATTACCGATCCACGAAGTGATAAATATCTCAATATGAATTCTCTCGATAATAAAGAGAGAGCAAAAAGAGAAGAAAAACAGAGGTAGTAAATGCCTGCTTACAGATTTAGATCTGATCAGTACGTCAGTAGAGGTTTTAAGGATTTAGCGATTTCATTCGCTGCTAATCCCTCTACTGACGATTTTGGTGCAGTGAAAAATGAGAGAGCAATTAGTCAATCAGTAAGAAATCTACTAATGACTATTTTAGGTGAAAGACCATTCCAACCTGAAATTGGAAGTAGACTTAAAGGTCTTCTTTTCGAACCATGGGATCCATTCTCAAAAGATGCAATCCTAAGTGAAATTCGCAATGTGCTTAAACGATTAGAGCCTCGTATTGAAGTAACTAATGTCGATCTACGAGACAATAGTGATAATAATGATATTCACTGCGAGCTCGAATATAAGATCGTAGGACAATCTGTTACTCAATCAGTCGAATTCCTTTTAGAGAAGACCTAAAATGTCTGCAATACCCTCACAATTAACATCTTTAGACTTCTTTGAAATTAAAGAGTCTATTAAGTCTTACCTTCGAACACGTAAAGAGTTTAGTGACTACGACTTTGAGGGTAGTGCTGCAGCATATCTAATTGATATCCTAGCATACAACACATACTATACGGCATTCAACGCTAACATGGCGCTGAATGAAGCATTTCTTGAGTCTGCTACGGTAAGAGACAACGTAGTCCGCATTGCAAAGCAGTTAAATTACACTCCTAGGTCAATTAAGTCGCCTAGAGCCTGTGTTGCGATTCGTGCTCAGACACAAATATCGTTGAATGGATCTACATACCCTGAGTTTTGCGTACTTAGAGAAGGGGATGTCTTTATTGCAAGTAATTTTAACGACGTATATACCTTCTGTGTAACTAGAGAGTTGCAAACTACGGTAGATCCTTCTACAGGTATTGCAACCTTTAACCCTGTGCTGGTACATCAGGGCAATTTGCTCAAGTATAACTATACAGTTGACTATACAAAGAATCAAGATTATATAATTCCAACTGAAAACGTAGATACCGCTTTAGTTTACGTTGATATCTCGCCAAATGCACAGTCTCAAGAGACTGATAATTACAGTTTGTCGAAAAACGTAACTTCTCTTGATGACACGTCGCGTATTTACTTCCTTGAAGAGACTGATGACCTGAGATATCGCCTAATTTTCGGTGATGGCGTCATTGGTCGTAAATTAATTGATGGTGAATACATCAGACTTAGTTATGTGACCACAGAAGGTGAAGAGGCAAATGGTTGTAAGGACTTTAACTTCATTGGTAGCATTAAGGACAGTGATGGCAGAGCAATTGCCCCAGCAAACATTGCTGTAGAGACTAGAGAGCCTGCTGCAGATGGTGAGCAACGCGAATCTGCACTTTCTGTCAAGTTTAGGGCACCAAAAGCATTCTCAACTCAAAATAGAGCTGTGACTGAAGCAGACTATGAGCATATTGTATCAGAGATCTATCCACAAGCAGCTGCGGTTACTGCATATGGCGGTGAGAAACTAACTCCCCCTGTTTATGGAAAAGTATTTGTTGCAGTTAGTCCCAAAACAGGCAATAAACTGAATGAGTCTACAAAAGCGAAAATTAAGAATGATTTGAAGAATTATACGGTTGCATCTATTGATCCTGTGATCATTGATCCTACCGTCTACTACATTATCCCCAAATCATACGTTTACTACAACGGAAACGTTACAAACAATACTGGGTCCGAGTTGGCAAGTAAGGTTTTGCGTAATATTGACCAATTCAACAAAGATGGTCGAAATAATCGATTTGGTGGACGCATTGATGGGTCTAAGTACAATTCAATGGTGGATAATAGTGATCCTGCAATTGACGGCACTGTTACTCAGATGACTGTTGGGCAAAATCTTGACCAATTCACTTTTGGTGATGTATTCACTGAATGTCTAGATTTTAAAAACCCACTTTATGATCCAAACGGATTTGCTGGCACTCCAACGGGTGGTGGTGGATCTCCTGGTGGTGGTGGTGGCAACGGCGGCGGTGGTGGCACTGGCGGTAATGGTGGCACTGGTGGCAGCGGTGGTACTGGCGGCACAGGTGGTACTGGGGGCACTGGAGGCACTGGCGGCACGGGTGGTACACCTGGCACTGGAGGCACTGGTGGTGATGATGGTGGAGGCGGCGGCACAGGAGGCGGTGATCCAAGTGGCAATTATGATGGTCCTTGCTCATCTAACGCCGATTGTCCTGATGGTCAAATTTGCGTCAATGGCAAGTGTCAAGATGCAGGAGATAAGGGATCATGTAGTCCTTCATTCTCCGTTGTCAAATCTGGCACATTCTATGCCACTGGTTATACTGACGATTTAGTTGATTTGACTCTAGGTGGTGGAGGAGGAACTCCAGCAGCATCGACTGGTGGCAACGGCGGCACAAATGGCACAAATGGCACAGATGGTGCAGGCGGTGGCACTGGTGGGACTAGCGGGACTTCTGGTGGCACTGGCATATCTCCTGGAGATCTGTCATCTCCCGTAGTTGCTTCAAACGCAGTTACTGATGAAAATCAAGTTTTGGTGCCTGTTAATATCAGAGATGATGGTAACGGTAATCTTATCTTGGTTACAAAGAGAGATGAGGTTGAGGTTGTCCTCAATGATTCTGTGGGTACAGTTGATTATCCAACAGGTCAAGTTTGTGTTGGACCTATTGCTATTGCAGGAACTCCAGATGACACAACTCGCCTTCCAATTCAAGTATTGCCATATAGTGGATCGCTCATAATTCCACCAGGGGTTATCCCAACATTATTCAACGTAGATGTCTTCCCAATAGACACTACAATTACGAATATTGCAATTCCCAACTTCGATCCAAACAACTTTGCAAGATATAATTACGGTGATACTGCAGGGATAAATATCATTGAATATCCAATTGATACTTTCGAGTATCCAGTAGATACCTCCTGTTTCTAAGTTAGATGCCTACTAAGAATATTAACATATCGGACAGAGTTGAAAACCAACTCCCAGAGTTTATTCGGCAGGAGGATCGACAGTTTGTCGATTTCCTCTTCCAGTATTATAAGTCTCAAGAGAAGACTGGTCGCCCATACGACATTCTAAATAACCTTCTTAGTTATTTGGATATCGATAATTATACTTCAGATGAGTTATCTCTAGATACTCAACTGTTATCCGATATTGGAATCACCGATTCTAAGATCCTTATTGAATCCATCGATGGATTCCAGGAAAATAATGGATCTATCATGATTGATAATGAAGTCATGTACTACGAGGAAGTCTCTCGTGGTCCTGATGCCATTATTACTCCAGGGGTGTCACCCAAACAGTTTGATAAAAAGAAACAGCAACTAGAGAATCCATTCCCTCTATTTGATGGTGTACGAAATATGTTCCCGTTGGCATTTCTGGGCACTCCAGTTAATCCAACGTCTGCAGAACATTTAATTGTCATTGTATACAATGAAATGTTAGTCCCTAACGTGGACTACTACGTTGAAGGGGATGAAATTAGATTCCAAGTTCCCCCAAGGTTAAGAACAGGTGCTGACGACTCTCAGTTTACTCAGATTACATATCTTATCGGGTATGCCGATCAAGCGATCGTCACAACTGATAATATCCCAGTTGAGCAGTGGCAAGGTAAGAAAAATTACGCCCTCAGAGTAAATCTTGCAAGTTATACTCCAACCTCAACGATTGGTCTGGTTATTAACAAGAATGGTACACTTCTAAAGGCATATGAAGATTTTACTGTTTTCAGAGATGAAGTAATATTCAAGTATCCACTGGGTGGCAGCGAACTGATCAATATTAGATCAGTTGAATATATTGCACCACTATTTGGATCTGGAGCTAGTGCAGTTGTATCTGTTGGTGCTAATGGTGAAGTTGATCGCCTAATTCCAAAAACTGGTGGCGATAAGTATAGACTTGATTTTGCACCTAAGGTTGCAATTCAAAGTAACAACGGCAGAGGTGCTACTGCCAAGTCCTTGGTCAGCGGAATCAAGGATATTAACCTAATTGATGGTGGACAGGGATATACATCCTTCAACCCCCCAATCGCTATTGTAGGATTTCCTGGAGGCGATGGAACACTTGCTAAGATCGATCTTACAGTAGATGACACTACAGGTCAGGTTGATAGTCTAACTATCATGAATTCTGGTAGTGGATACAACTTCATTCCTTCAATCACCTTTATAAATCCTGGTGGTGCCACAATTGGGCAACCAACTATTGATAGTGAAGGTCGAGTAAACATCGACAGTATTGAAGTTTTGACCATGGGTCTTAACTATAGCAATACTCCCGAAATATACATTGACCCAGCACCTGAAGGTGGTATCAATGCACAAGCAATTTCTAGAATCAACCAAGATGGTCAGGTTTATGAAGTTCTAATTACTAATAGGGGTAGAGGATATGTTACTCCACCTAGAGTAAAAATTGTGGAGCCAATTGGTGCTCAGGTACTAGATGTAACAGTTGCATCCAATTCAGTTACTAATATTGAGATGCTGACTGGCGGTAGCGGTTATACCGATGCACCCTCAGTGTATATTGTTGATGACAGAAAGGATTCTTATGGAGAACCTATTGGTGGCACAGGTGCAACTGCAGTTGCTACCATTTTCAACGGTGAGATCACTGATATCAATATCACTAACTTTGGTGAGGGATATTCTGAGTCTTCTCCTCCTAAAATCTATATCGCAGAACCTCGTGCTGCCAG